GTGGCCCACGCCCACAGCAGTCACGATCTGGTCAGCCAGGGCGTCGAGCAGCTCTCGTCGGTCGAGGATCGTTACTTTCTCCGAGCCGTTCTTGAGCGCGTCAGCCAGCAGCTTCAGGCTGTGCTGCATGGCAGACCAGTCAAAGTTCTTGAACTTGAGGGTGTCGAACATCTCGACGACCTCCTCCAAGTGGCAGCCCAGCTGCACGTTCAGGTTCTCGGCAGCGGGTTCAGGGCGGGCACGTTGGTGCCACAGCTCAATGGTTTCGAGGCTCATTCAGGGTCCTTAAAGGTGGGCAGCGGGTGCCAATGGGTAAAGTTGTCGCCCTTCATGCGGGCACGGATATAGGCCACGCCCTGGGCTTTCTCGATCAGCAGCATCCGGGCGCCCATGGGCGTGTTGGGTGTGATCGGCAGCCACTTGATGTTGGGCGTGACGACGGCTGCGCCGTCAGCGGTGAGCTTGTGGGTCATGCGGCCTCGACAAAGTTGCGGAACTTCTTGGGAAAGTCTCTGTCTGTTGTGGAGAGTAGCTGCACCTTGGGGTACAGCCCGATCTTGAAGCGCCAGTCCAGGTACTTGTCGTACACCAGCAGCGTGGGCTTGCCCATGTTCAGCGCCAGGTGTGCAAATGCTGTGTCACATGTGACGGCGCAATCCATGCCGTCCAGCAGGTCCGCCGTGTCGTCGAAGTTCACAATGTGCCGACTCATGTCTTCGCCTAGCTCACATGGAGCGCCGATCTGGAAGCTGTAGAAGCTGTAGTCCCCCAGGTAGGGCTTGAACATCTTCGGGTTGATCGTTCGCTCTTTGTGAGAGTCGCCCATGTTGCCGGGGCTGTAGACAAAGCCGACCTTGGGCTTCTTGCCAGGCGTGTACACGGGGTCGTGCGCCACGTAGGTTGGCACCGGGGGCAGGGCGTTGAACTCCCGGACGTAAAGCCCGAACAGGTCGCCCACTGTCACGATGATGTCGTACTGGTCGGCGATGAAGCCAGGTGGCATCTCGCTGAGTTTCTTCTGCGAGAAGTTGACCGAACCAGCGTTGCCGATGAAGAACGACACGAGCAGCTCGGGGGATAGCTTGACAATGCTCTGCGCCGTCTTGCTGGCCTGCACGACCGCTCGACTGAACATGAGCTCATCGCCCAGCCCCTGCTCGCCAGTGACAAACAGGCGCTTGCCTGATATGTCGCCCCAGTGCTCCAGGTACGGTACGTTCTGGGTGCGCAGCGCGACATAGTATGGCTGCATCTCCGGGGAAGCCCAACGGTAGCCGTAGTTGCTGAACCCCTCGACGACCTTGCCGTTGTGCAGCTGCACGATGGACAGCATGTAGCGGGCCATGGGATCGTCGCCGAACTCCAGCACCTCCTGGTAGCTGAGCTCGGCCATCTTGTACGCGCCAGCCTTCTGGTAGGCCATGGCAATGTTCATGGTGATGGCCTTGTGGTCAGCGGTCTCGTTCAGCGGGACCTGGCTGCGCACCGTCTGAAACAGCTTGACGATGCCAAGGAAGTCACCTTTGGCTTCGAGCTTCGGAACATCGGTGTTCAGGTTGATGTTCATAGCACGTGCTTTTTGAGCGCAGCCACTGCCACCGGCACGATCGGCTCGATCAGCTCCAGCATGGCCTGGGCGTAAACACGGATCTCATACTGGGCATGCTCGTGCAGCCGCAGGCGCAAGAAGTTGGCCAGGTTGTGCAGGTCCACCGTGGCGAACATGTGGCTGTACGTGTTGACCGGCAGCACACCACGGGCCAGCTCACGGGGGCAGCCCTTGGCGATCAGGTCGTGGTAGGTCCAGAACGACGAAGCACAGGCCGTTGAGATCCAGTCCTGCATGTGTGGGGCCAGCGGGTGCTCCTTGTCAGTCCGCATCTGCTTGTTGTTGGCCGACTGCGTGGTGATCTGGCTGACCTCTGGGATATAAAACTCCTCCGGCAGCTCAGAGTACCGGGCGGACACCTCGTTGAAGCTCCACGTCCGGTGCCGGTGCCACTGGCGGAGCACGAAGATCGGCGCCTTCACCTCGAAGGTGAACTGCACGCACTCAAGGGGAGAAGTATGGTGGTTCTTGACCAGGTAGTCGATGAGCTTGGCGTCTTTGCCCTCATCAGCACCAGCACGCCACTCGGCGTCATACGAGACCCTTGCAGAGCGCACGATGGAGAGGTCAGATCCCATGTGGTCGACCAGCCTGACAAGGCCGTGGTTGAGAACTTTGATTTTATTCATGATGTAAGTCTTAATGTTGTTCGTCGCAGCAGGTCGGCTTCGACCGCGGTATGCAGCGCCTGAATGTCCTGGTCTATGAGGGTGTTCAAACGAGGTGCAAGTGCAAAGGCGAGCAAGCCCGGGTAACACGCTGGCAGCAAGTGCCGAACAGCATCTTCTGCCATGGAAAAGCTGTATGCGTTCATTTGGTGGTTGCTGCTCTCCGCCATGTCGATGAGCTGATACCGGCCATAGAGCGTATGGTTCACAGGTCTCTCCGATCCCGCAGACCCAGAAACACAGGGTGACGCGGCTTGTCTTTCACGCCGACAGGGAAGAACTTGTACTTGGCGAGCTTGCCGAGGTACTCGTCTTGTCGGGCCCAGAAGGTGCCGCGCTGCAGGGCCGTAAGTCCAGTTCCAATTGAGAACTCGACTCCGGTGTGGATGTCTCTGACGAGAAACGCACCCAGTGTGTCTTTGCCCACAAGACCCGCCTGTGCTGTGCTGCGTTTAGTTCTGCCCAGTTCATTTGTTTGTGCCTCGTTACCGTTGAACATCTCTTCCTCGAAGCCGATGATCTCAGCCTCACTGTCCTCAAAGCGCTTGACCTTGAGCAGGTAGCCTTCGTTGACGGTGGAGCGACCGAACTTGTACGGAGCGTTGGGGCTGCGCAGGATGATGCCCTCGTAACCCTCGGCCACAGACGAGGCCTCGTACTCGAGCATCTCGTCTTCGTTGTGCATCAGGTTCTGCGCCAGCAGCGTGATCTGGTGGAAGTCGCTCCAGACGCCAGCACCCAGCGTGTCGAGCATGATGTCGCGGCGCGCCTCGAAGGTGCCTCCGCAGGCATGGTGGTCGAACACATAGAAGGTATAGGCCGGGGTCTTGTCGTAGGCCATGACGTTCGAGACCGACTCGTTGTAGCACGTCGGGCTGGTGGGCTCGCCCACAATCAGTTCGCCGTCCAGGCCGTTCAGCCTGGCGTGGCTCAGCTGACTGTAAATGTGCTTGTTCGGGATCGGCTTGAGCGTGCGGCTCAGTGCCTTGCCGTCCACGATGCTGCAGCGGATGCCGTCGAGCTTGGGGCTGGCGTACACCGGATAGCGGATCTTGGAAAAGTCGGCGGCGACTGCGAGGGTTGGTTTGAAAGCGCTCATTTGATCTTCACCAGTAGATTTTTCATGCTCCATCCACAAAGGCAGATGAAGACGTCGTCAATCAGCTCTTTGCCTTTGATGTCTGCGGTCTCATATAGGTTGACCAGCAGCAGGCTGTCGTCAGCATCGTCTTCGGCCATAGCGCGGCGAACGCAGTCGATTAGGGTCATCTCATGTCCTTTGGTTAGATTTCATTACAAGGCTCAGAGCCTTCTGAGCCAGCGTGTCGCCCATACGGGCGCGGTTCACAACAGCCTGGCCGGTGGCCTCGGCGCTGGGCATACCCAGCACCATCACCCGCCACTTGCTGGTCTCCAGGTCGTAGACGTGCTCCAGAGCCCACCCCTGCGCGGCGGCGAGCGTGTTCTCTTCGGCTGTCATTAGATCGTTGTTAGACATTAGATTACGAGGGCGTGAAAAGGCCCCGAAGGGCCTGGTGGTTTAGTTGCCGGGCTTCTGCCGGATCGAGATGATGAGGTTGGGGAACTCCATCGTGATGACGTTCCCCTCCTCAGTGATGAGTACGGACGGACGGTCAGCAAGCACCCTCGGCGTGTATTCCAACGCATGGGTGTAGAGCTTGGGACCCTTCGAGCCTTTCCATTCGTAAAGCCAACGAGACCGGCTGCTGCCTTCCTTCGGGGCGGGGAGGCGCACGACTTGTCCTTTTCGCCAGAGGTTTCCCAGATAGTCTGAGACTCTGTTGGCCGACGCGGCGTGCTCGCGGATTTGCGGCATGTCGAAGAATGCCTGAGCATCCATAGGCTCAGAAGCCGCCTTTAGGGCGGCCTCCAGCGCTGGAAATAGTCCTGTCTCGTTGTTACGCATGATAGTGCTCGGTGAGGTTGGGCTCCACACGCAGTGGGGCGGTTGTGATTAAGCCACGATTTTAATGATCGTAGCAGCTAAATCTTGACGACTCTTAATCAACGCCCGGAAATCTAATGCGGAGTAAAGACAGTCCCAGTCCGTACCTGGTAACCATGCTCCGCCGTGGGGGCAGCCGATGATGACACCAACCTTCCGACCTTCAGCGTGGCGGCTTCTAAGCCAGTTCTTCTGAAGCTCTGAGAGCTCGATGCCAACGACGGTGCTATCTCGCTTGGGCAAGATCACAAATTTGTATTCAATCCACAGGTCGCCCGCAGGGCCGCTGTACCAGACATCGGGGATGCCCCCGTTGTACTGGTTGTGGTTTTTCATCCTGTACAGCTCAACCGGCAGATGCCGGTGAACTGATGCGATGAACGTGTTTTCAGGCTGTCGGCTCATCTTCTTCAACGAGGGTGATGACACCTGCGTCAATCAGGATCTGCAGCGCCGCAGCAACACTTGGCCCCACGCCCTTCGGCTTGACGCCAGCCAGTTTTTCACCCAGGCTGACTCGGTTTTCAGGATAGCATGCGGGGCAGTTAGGGTCGTCACATTGGTAAGTGGAGCTGTCAGCAGGCTCGTTTTGAGTCATGCTCTCTTCAGGCCTTTCGAATTCGATCAGCATGTCAATGACGTGCTTGGCTTTTTCGAGGTCCTGAACGCCGCCCTTCTGGCGAAAGCGCGTGACGTACTTGATGATGGTGTGTTGGCACGCATCAAGCTTGTTCGCCATGCTGAACTCCATGGGCTGAATGGCCATGTCTTTGTAATGGCTTCCGCCAACTTGGATGTCGAGTGCGGTCATGTAGCTTCCTTGATTTGTTTGAGAATGCGTTGGGCTGACTTGACGCAATCGTTGTGGTGAACCTCGCCGCTAACGAGCATCGCCAGAATCAGCGCGAACAGTTTGTCTTCGTCGCTCATGCTTGAGCCTTTCTGTAAAGTTTCTTGAATTGCCGGTTGCCCAGGGCTTTCACCAGGGCACGGCGGTTCTTGCGGTTGGTGGGCGCAGACGCCGGGATGTTGCGTGGGACGAAGGGCACAGAGGTTTCATGAATCCTGACACCATCGACGCTCCCTATCTCGCCCTTCATGCCTTCACCTTGAATGCGTGGTTGCCGCTGAACAACGCCTTCT